AATCATAATCACACTGGAACCATTGAAGTATCCCCGCAAAATAGGGGTAACGCACCAGCAAGATTTGCAAGACTCCAAAAATTAAAAGAGCTGAACAGAAGAGTTTCATTGGAAGACCCAAAAACTATTGAAGCTGAGATAGTGGATGACTTGGACTTTTTACAGGATTAGGAGGAAAAAATGTTGGACTGTAATTTTTGCGGTAATTCACCGGCTGACGATCTTGTTTTCAAAGGCACAAGCACACTTGGGGTTGTATCGTATATCTGTGAAAGTTGTCTTAATAAGTTGGAGAAAATGAAATTGGAAAATGACAGGAATATAAAAGCCAGGGAGCGTAAAGCTATATCAAACAGGAATGCCCTTTCAGCTCAGATAAACCACTCCTTTAAAATTATTGATGGGGGAAAAGCTTGAGCAACCATCCTGACGATCTGGAATACTTGTCAGACATGGAGATGGACGAGTACGAAAAACTAATGGCTCAAGAAGAAGCGTACCAGAGTTTCCAAAAATTTATAAAAATGACGATGCCAAATTATGATTTCAATTGGCACCACATGGTTATGATCAACAGGCTCAACGAATTGATCCATCAAAAAGACCAGCGGATTATGATTTTCATGCCTCCGAGGAATGGAAAATCTGAGCTTGTTTCAAGAAGATACCCTGCATGGTATCTAGGTCGTATGCCTGACAGTGAAATTATTGCCTGTTCATATTCATCTGGGCTGGCAAATATGTTCAGTCGGGATGTACAGAGAATAATGGAGATGGATGTCTACCATGAAATTTTTCCAGACTCCATGATACCTGATGCTCCTTTTTCCAAAGGCCATCCACTAAACAACAAGACAAAAAGAACTGCGGATTATTTTGAGCTTCTGGGCAGAAAAGGTTCAATGTTGTCTGCTGGAGTAAATGGTCCGATAACTGGATTTGGCGGTGATCTTCTTCTTATCGATGATCCGGTAAAGAACGAAGAAGAAGCCATGTCGGAGACTTACCGTGAAAAAACTATTAACTGGTACAACTCCACAGCATATACCCGTTTGGAAGGTGGGGCCAATATTGTTGTTTGTCAGACTCGTTGGCACAAGGGCGACCTGTCTGGTAAACTTATCGCAGAAATGGAGTCTGGAGGAGACAAGTGGGAAATCATATCGTTGCCCGCTATCTCCAGTGAAAAGGTATTCCCCAATGATCCAAGAAGTCCAGGCGAACCGCTGTGGCCGAACAAGTATCCGTTGGAAAGACTGGAAATAATAAAGAGACAAGTCGGTGCAAGAGTTTGGTCTTCAATGTTTCAGCAAAACCCTGTAATAGAAGGCGGAAACATAATCAAGGAGACTTGGTTTCAGTATTACCACAGCCTGCCGTTCGACGTGACCAATTGGAGAGAATGCCATATAGTTCAGTCTTGGGATTTAAACTTCAAGGAAACAGGAAAGTCATATGTTGTCGGAGTGTGTATAGCAAAGCATGGCATAGATTATTACCTGCTGGATATGTTTAGGGAAAAAGTAGACTTCGTTGAAACGGGGGAAGCTATAATGAAAATGAAAGCCAAATACCCTGCTTGCAAGGCAGTTCTTATCGAAGAGAAAGCCAACGGTTCGGCGATACTTTCATACCTGAAAAAGAAAGTGTCCAACCTTATTCCAATTCAGGCTACGGCGAGCAAGGATGAAAGGCTTCATTCTGTGTCGCCTACTTTTGAAGCGGGAAATTTTCATATTCCTGCAAATCATCCAATGTCAAAAGTTGTTGTAGATGAAATGATATCGTTTCCAAATGCTGAAAACGATGACATACCTGATGCCATATCCCAAGGACTTCTGCGGTTTATGGATTTAAAAGGACTTGCCCGATTAAGGGCCATAACGAAATGGTGACTTATGACTACGGTGGCTTACATAGGTGGATATGGCGGAGAACTGACAACTAAATTTTACAATGGCAAAATACGATACGTTAAATACCGCCCAATTGTCTCAGAGACTTTCGATGCTGTGATTTTGATGCGGTTTATCTTTTGAGTTATACAACGACCCAGTGAACATGGCCGAAGCAAAGTGGATATTGGAGGCAGTGAAGCCAAGAATGTCAGAAAATTGCGTTATTTTGGAAAAAAAGCGAGGAATCATACCAATGTTTGGATAAAAATTAGGAATTTGTACCAAAAAACGATCTGGATTCGTCAATTCGGGATAAATTGTAGTTTTTCTGTTAATGTGGGAAAATGTAAGCAACTTTTACGAAGGGTTTCAAAAAATGAAGGATATAGCCAGTAATGACATAGCAAAGAGGAAATCCAAGTCAAAATCTGTGCAGGCTATACAAAAAGATGGCTGGATGAACATTGTTACAGGTTTAGGAACTTCCAAGGATAAAAACACCTATTCTGAGCTGGAATGGGTTAAAACTGACCGAAAAACCGCCGAAAACTACTTTTCTGCCGACGAAATGGGTAAAAAGGTAGCCAGTATCATACCGCACGATGCCACCAGAGAGGGTATTTCGTGGAATATGGGCAAGGGGCCGAATCAGGTTGAGGTTTCAAAATTTCTTGCCTCGGAATTTAGAAGATTGCGAGTCTGGTCGAAATTTGCCTGGGCCTGGACTCTTGCAAGGGTTCATGGCGGAACTATCGTCTATATGTCAATCAAGGATGGACGGTCTTTGGATCAGCCCGTAAATTGGGCAAAAGTTAAGAAAATAAGCAGTCTTACAGTCATTGATCGCTGGGATTTGGAGAACAGTGTAGGACGTGTAATCAACAACATCTCGGATCCAAAATTTGGAACGCCTCAATTATATACCTATGAACCTTCCAGTATGCCAGGTGAAGCCACTGAACAAGTACACATCCACAACTCCAGAACTATAAGATTTGACGGACTCAAACTTCCTACCAGACTTTATGTCAGAAATGATTACTGGCACGATTCCATTTATGGCAGTCTTGGAAATGCTTTGAGACGGTACGCTGGAAACTTGGATAACATCTCGACGATAATAAGTGACTTCAATCAGCCGGTTTACAAGATAGATGGATTGTCTGATGCCATATCACAAGATGAAGACGAACTTATTGTGAAGAAATTAACACAAGTGGATCTAATGCGATCAGTGGCGCGAGCCATAGTTTTGGACAAGGAAGATGAATTTCAGAATGTGTCCACAACTGTAACTGGAGCCAAAGACCTTATCGACTTGACCATCCAAAGATTGGTGGCTGGCGTGGATGTGCCTCATACCAGGTTGCTGGGTCAGTCTCCAAGTGGACTTGGAGCCACCGGACAATCTGAATTGGTCAATTATTATGACAATGTAGGGGCTATGCAGGGAGAACACCTTACTATCCCTCTGGACACCATAACCGATGCGATTTTTGCCCAAAGCAATGCAATTGACCGACCAGACGATCTGGAGTACGAGTTCAATCCATTGTTCCAGCAGACCAGAGAAGAGGAAGCCAAGTCCAGAATGATGCAATCCCAGACTGATGAGAAGTACTTCTCCATGGGTGTGCTAAAAGTTGACGAAATTTCCGAAAGTCGATTTGGTGGTGGGCGATACAGTTATGATACTGTTATAACTGACGAAAAAAGAATTGCTGGCGAAGGTGCCAAGGTCATGGGGAGTTCGAACGGAAGCGAGGATCCAACCACAAAAGGCAAAGTCGAGGCTGCTGGAAAGACAGGACAGAAATCAGGAACCGACGATTTAGCAGGGTTGTAAAGGGGTGTAAAGTGGTGTAAAGGGGAGGTAGCTCTAATTGGTAGAGCGTCCGATTGTTGAGAAGTCAATCGGAAGGTTGTGGGTTCAAGTCCTGCCGTCCCCACCATTTTTTCAAATGCTTGTATTATCTAAGTACCTGATGCTATAATATGTTATTGGTTTAGCATACTTATTCTGTATGATTTTGGGAAACACATGAAAAATGTCGACTATGTAGTTCTGGATGCGCTAGAAAATGTGGATATTATGCCTAATGGGTTTTTATCTATATTGGCAAACTTGACGCGTACAGGGATATTTAGATACCAGAAAGTTGAACCTGACGGTACTGTTCATATATTCAAGCAACTCAGGATTCCAGAAGAAGTTTTTGCCGAGGAAACCATGTCTAGTTTGAGCGGCATACCAATAACCAACAACCATCCATCTGAGCTGGTAAGCCCAACCAATGCAAGCGATTACGTCGTAGGCATGGCAAGTGATACCCCCAAAAGGGTTTTCGCTCCAGTACAGGGTGATTCCGAAGAGTATGTCCAGCAAAGGCTTACCATTTTTGATGAGGATGTCATCAAGGCAGTCAGCACCAAGAAAACAACACAGATGAGTCTGGGCTATACTTGTGAGCTGGACATGACACCAGGAGAGTATAAGGGTGAGGCATACGACTGCATCCAAAGAAATATTCGAGTAAACCACGCATCCATAGTTGAAAAGGCTAGAGGTGGTGAAAGTTGTAGAGTGTTACTCGACGGTGCTGAAGTCATGTTAGATGGCCTAAGCGGTGACGAGATTGTTAATAAAAAAGGTGAGGAGCCGAACGTGAAAAAGTTTACTTTTAACGGGACGGATTACCAAGTCGAGGACAGTGTTCACGCACTCCTTACTGGCTTTGTTGTAAAGCTGGATGAGGCTACAGTCTTGGTGGATTCCGCGAAGAAAGACTTGGAAAAGTCTACTGCGGTATGTGATGACTTGAAAGTTCAAATGAAAACCCAAAAAGATTCTGCTGAAGAAGGTTTTTTAGCAGCAGTCAAAGCAAGGGTTGAGCTTGAAGGAAACAGCGCAAAAGTTCTTGGAGATGAAGAAAATTTTGATGGACTGAGTGATCGGGAAGTTAAAGAAAAAGTCATCTACAAATTGCGACCTGAAGTAAAGCTTAAGGACATGACAGACGAGTATGTAACCGCTAGATATGAAGTTTGCTTGGAAGACCATGCTTCAAAAGGCGAACACACACTCGGTAAAGGTATCGTTAACAAAGATTCCGAAGACGAAGCAGATGCGGCTGAGAAGTCACGCAAAGCTCAGTGGGATCGTGATTCCAACCTTTGGAAAGGGGATAAATAATATGAGTGCACAAACAACTTATGGCCAAAATCCTGCAATCGGCTTCGCCGGTATGATCGCTGAGAGCTTCACAAGCCCTAAGCAGATTGATTCAGGTTTACTGGAAGACACACACCAAACATCAACATTGACTTATGATGCTGACCTTATTGCCT